CATCTAATGTTAGATAGGCTGGTTGCGGAACAAGATGCGATCACAACATTGAACAGAATTAGCGCTGGTTGGATTAAAGACGTCGGTGGCAGTTCAACGAGACACCGCAGATATAATAGAACAAACATATGGAGTTGCCAACCTTTGCTTGAAGCACAAGACGCCTTGCGTCCGATGTATGCACAGAGTGCATGTCGGCACTTGGGTCAACAGTGCAATTGCAAAGTGTTTACATCTGCTATGTTTGTCCATTCATTATATTATCTAACCCCGCATGATGTTTTGGAGATCTTGTTGAATACAACGGCAAAGGTCGGAATAGCTGTCATTCATTTGTTCGGGGAGAGACAAGGCAGCATTGGCTATGGTGAAGCCACCTACACCCGACAAGATGGTGTAGTCACTATGACGGTTTTAGGAAACTCCCACGTTTATAAACATAGTGACATGTCTTGGTTGAGTGCCACGAAGTATGAAACTTCTGGCTTAACATTGGCATGGGAATTCATCAAACCATTTTCTCATTCTTGTCAAATTGGATTTATCATTACAACGCCACTACCATCACAACCAACAACAACCTATTCTGTTGATGAGTGTGAACGCATAACGGTGCCAGCAACTGCAACTTTGGGCATCTGGCCGTTCACCTGGACTAAACAATATCAAATAACAGAGCTTGTGCCTAAGAACCTCCTTGCTGATTTATGTGCAACCATTGCGGGAAGACCTCGCAATGCTAGCACTTATCAGCAGTTAATGGCGGTTGGCACAAGGTGGTTGCATGACAATCAGTATCGCAGTCCATCGAGTGGGCGGGTACTTGTTGTTGCTGTTCGCCATGCATTTGGAAAAGATCAGCTTGTTGAACGTGATTTGCTTTATGATATAAGTGACCATGGTAAATTAAATGAGACACATTCAAATGCTTTATCTTTAAGCAGACCTTCTACTACTTTACAACGCATCAGTTATGGTGTGTCTGCTCTTGGTGTCGCTGCTGCTGTGGGAACATCAACTCATGCTCCAAAAACAGCTGGTTTACTAGCTGGATTTGGAGTTTTGGGTGCAGTTGGCACTTTGATGTCAACATCAAGGCGCAGCCAGTACGAACAGCCAACACGCCACACTGATGATTACACTTTAGTTGAACTTGAGAAGACAACGAAACCCAAGATTCATCCTCTGTTGAATTCTGAAGTTGAACTAAATGAGATAGACAGGACTGCCTTTGTCAGTTATGACCCAATTCGATATAAAGATCCCACCGGAATTCTTGAACCTGTCGGAATATGCTTCACTGGTAGAGAGCCAGTAGCTTATGCTGGTAATTTGCACAATGAAGTATTATCAGTTACAAACAGGTTGGTTGCCCCTAAGCCTCAAGTGGATCATGGTGTTGTGATACAGTTTAGACATTTTGTCGAAAACCATTTCAACACCCTGTTTCCTGGTTTGCAACCTATTCAAGAAAACTTTGAAGAGTGGAATTCGAGATACCCAACCGCTCAGCAGGCCAGACATGTTGCTGCATTAAGGAGTGGTGGTACTGTCAAAAATGACCCTAGAAAAGCATTTGTTAAGGTTGAGAAACTGCTTCCTGAGGTTAGGGGCAGCGTGGAGCACAAAACACCACGTGGTATTCAGGGTGGCACTGATGCCACCAACGTTACTATTGGACCATGGATTTATGCGTTCAGTAAAGAACTATCACGTGTGTGGAATAAAGATCATTTTCTGTATTATACCAGTGGAGAATCTGCCGAAAGTTTGGGTTCGTGGTTGAGGTACACAACTCACTACATTGAGAACGATTTTACAAGGTTCGATTCAACACTGAACAAGCACCTCCTAGATGTTGAAATGCTAGTGTATAAGAAGGCTGGGTGTCCTCCTTCAATTCTCAAGGTTTTGCGGTTGAACACTACGAAGACTCGTGGCTCGACACCACATGGTGTTCGTTATAGTGTTGATGCAACTCGGAGAAGTGGAGATCAGAACACATCCATTGGTAATTCAATGATAAATGGCCTTATACACGCATTTGCGCTTAATAGGTGTGGAATTGGCCCACATAGATTTAATATGGCCGTGCTTGGAGATGATAATCTCATCTGTATCAATACAGAAATTGATGTTGATGCTTTTTCACGATGGTTCCGACTGGTTGGTCTAAGACCAAACATTAAAATCAAACGAAATCCCAATTTGGTTGAGTTTTGCTCTTCACGCTTTTGGCCAACACCAGAAGGAAGAGTACTGGGCCCAAAAATTGGTAGGTTTCTAGCGAAGATAGGATGGGTTCTTCGACCACCAGTCGGTACAACACGCAAATATAAAGAATATCGCGGTACACTAATGTCACATGTCGACAGTGTAGCTCATGTGCCAATTTGTTATGAAGTAGTGTGTAAAACACTAATTACTATGGTAGAGAAGCGATATATTGTGGACACCGAGAAACGTCGCAGGGTAGAGAGACCACACACCACGTGTGATGAAACTTGGGTAATGATAGAAAACTTGTACCATCTCTCCCGCGATGACATTAACGAATTATTAGATAGGGTGGCTAGCATAGAGGATCTGCCTCAATCAATTAATTCCTGGATTTTCCAGGAAATTGATAAGGTAGATAATGCATAGTGGGTGGCTCCTACCACAGCCAAACACTGAAACAGTGCTTTAGTTTCGGTTTACATTTACTTTGTAAATTCTTTAGAGTGCACATTTTGAAAATCAAAAGTTTTGGTGGTCCAAGTTTTGGATCACATTTTGTCATGCCAAATAATAAGGCTAAGGCTAAGGCCAAACCACAAAAATCCAAAATCAAAACCAAGAAAGTTTCTCAGCGTCCTAATGAGTCAATTGGGCAAACTATTGGAAAGAATATTGGAGGGTTTGTTGAAGGTGCTGCAAGGAAATTGTTCAAAAATATCACCGGTATTGGAGATTATAAGATTCAGACTAACAGCTTGTTACATGGAAATTCTCCACCTATGTTCAACAACTTCGGTCAACGTGCCGTCGTCATTAGACATAGAGAGTATATTGCGGACATTTCAAGCAGTACTAACTTCACTACGACAGTTTATCCCATTAATCCCGGGTTAGCTGGATCATTTCCATGGCTGTCATCAGTTGCTGACAGCTATTCAGAATATAAGTTCCATGGATTGGTCTATGAGTTTAAGTCAACGTCTTCGGATGCATTGAACTCTACTAACACTGCCCTGGGTACGGTCATACTTGCAACACAGTATGACTCTATTCAGCCAGCGTTTGCTAATAAAGTGGTTATGGAAAACTACGAGTATACAACATCAACTAAACCTAGCTTATCCATGCTCCATCCAGTAGAATGCGCTCGATTGGAAAATCCATTAGCAGAATTATACGTAAGGACAACGAGTGAGGCTAATGCTGACGTCAGATTCACAGATCTGGGCCAACTGACTGTTGCCACAGTTGGAAGTCAAGCCTCAGCAGTAATCGGCGAATTGTGGTGTACATATGAAGTTGAGTTATTAAAACCAAAATTGTCTCCGTATCCATTGGGATCGAGACTGTACACTGCAACCGGAGTCAGTACGTCCAATTATTTTGGAACGAGTTCGGTTCTGTTATCAAGCAGCTTACCGTTGACGGTGACTGCTACATCGACTGCACTGACTGTGTCCGGGGTCACACCTGGAGCCGTCTTCTTGCTATATTATATAGCGAAGGGCACAACTGCATCTAATGTCCACATTACATTCACGATTACTAATGCATCAGGTTATGCTAACGTAGACGGAGCAGGTCAAGACAATAATCTTGATGTTAATGCGGATCAATCTAGTGCAACACTTGGACATCTTCAGATGTTCACGGCACTTTCGACTGGTTTTACTGTCACTTTGTCTGGTGGAACCTTCCCATC